ACTCTGCGGCTTCTTTCTTTGCCAACAGGTCTTTAGCTTCATCAAGGTCAACGCCTGATAGTCGTTTATCGAACTTGCGTTGCTCTCTTGCAACACGATCCGCAACAATGCGGTCTAGTTCATCCTGAGTAAAGGTCTTGCTTTCCTGAGTTTCTACTGCAACAGTTTCAGTCTCTGCTTGTGTTTCCATGATTTCATCGCTCATGTCGCGTGCCTCTTAAAGAGTATTGGTGAATCGGTACTATAGCATAAATTTACTTTTTGGTTTTTTTCTTCTTTTTCTTAGGTCGGCCCACTTTTGAACCGTATGTTCCTTTACCTTGTGGCATATGTCACCTCGTTAAAAAACGCCTCTGAATCTATGACGGCAGTTATAGCCGCCCCGCACTACAAAAGGATCGCCGCTAATCTTTCCTGCCCAACTGCCAGACCAGATTTCCTCGATCTCTTCTTTTGTATATGTTTTGCCCACATGCTTTTGACAAAAGTCTCTAGTCGCTGAATCATCTGGGCCATAGTATTTGAACTCAGTCGCACCAGCATCAAGGGCTAATTTCGTATTGATAGATGCGTCGAACTGCATCAGACCGTCATGCAATGCCTGCTTTGCATATCTACCTAGACTGGCATCTACTGACTGTTTAATAGTATTTAAGCTGTTGGCAAAAGATGTGCCTGTCAGGGTGCTTTCGTACAGCTCTTTAGAGACTGCATCTAAGAAGTTTTGCCCTAGATCATCAAAGCCCTGAAAGGTAAAAGATTGAAGCTGTGAAATAATGGCAGGGTCTATCTTAGTAACGTCACCATAGGTTTTAAGCATTACAAACGCTTCATCAGCAACAACAGCATATTCCCTGACAATGCTATCTACAGTGGCTAAATATTCCTGCTCTATAGCCTCGCGCAATTCAACCCTAGCCGCCAACGCCCACTCTAAATCAAACAGGTCGCCATCACGCAAAGGAGCGGTAGCCATAAGGTCAGATATACGGTTTTCCAGCTTCAGTAAAGCATCGGACAAAAGCTCCTGATGTCTGTCTGCTCTAGCGATTACTGCTCTTAGCTGGTCAACGTCTGCTGGCATTAAAACTGACCAACACCGCCAGAGGTATCAGAGCCTTCTTCTTTAGGCTCGATAAGGGTGTCGCCACCCTCTACATCGTCAAGCCCAATTTTCTCTCTAACCTCGTTAGGCGTAACCACACCAGCATCAATGTGGTAGCTATATATTTGAGTCTTTTCAGAGAAGTCGCCAAGGACAGAGGCTTTCTCTTCAATCTCTGCGTGTGCTTTAGCAAGAGACTCATCATCAAGAATAAGGTCACTGATCTTCTTGTCTATCTCCATAGCAAGTGTTGCAGACTTAACGCCTGTAGCTCTCATCTGCTGTAGGAATAATAGCTCTTTATCGTAATCACGAAGATCGAATGCGTCTGGGTAGAATATCTCTACGTCTGGTGTAACCTCCTGCCAATCACAAAACAGAACCCATAGCTGCTCTTCAGCTAGCTCTAGTAAATCAGCCTTCTCTGCTAACTTAGCGTTAAGCATTTGGAATTCTGTCTGCATAGCCACGCCACTCATAGTCATGGCTTCTGTGCCGCGTACAGCACCCATGTGTGACATACGGTTAATTGATTCGACCTTATCGTTTATCGATGCACGAACAGCATCTAGGTTCTGACCGCTAGGCTGTATCTGATAGGGTTTAAGACTTGCATCCATATCGTCAGGCATATTGATAATTGCACCAGCGCCAGCACTAGCATCAGTGCCGAATGACTTAACCAGTGTGGGGTGATTAGAGATACGGATTAGCTGCTCGATCTCTGATAGCTCTTGGTAGATAGCCCTTTGCATATAGGAAGCGTCTGATATATCACTGAGTCCTATACCTCTAGTAATGCTGCGATTAGCAGGCAGGAATACGGCAGGGATACGCCCTAGCACGTTATCATCTACCTCAATCATCTTGTCTAGGTCATTAACAGAATGCCATTGCTCTACGCGGTCTTTGTACCAGACGCGGTAATATGTCTCTGTAGTAGTCTCATCAACGCGAATAACGCTTTCTCTAACCTTTAGGTAGTCAAGCTCGAACCTTCCGCTAGGCGTTCTAACATAGTTCCAGTCCAGAACATTCTCAGGGGTAAACATCGTTACATACGGTCTAATATCCTGCTCTAGCTCTTCTGCCTTAGTTCCCGCTGTTGACTTGGGTTTATCCATCATCAACCATACATGCCCGTAAACGCTAGACCATATCTGTGCTTCACGCATAAACGTATTAAAGCTGCGACCATCGAGATCACAGTCCTGCAAGAAAGGCTCAAGGGCTACGTTATTTGCTGCGCTGTTGTAGGCTCTGGTCGGCGGGACTCGCCACAGGAAACTAGAATAGATATGGACTATATTTTTACAGTGATTGTCCAGTGGAGTCAGATCAAGTCTGCGGTCATAGTCATCACTGGTTTCGGATATGTAGCGCGTTAGGTAAGCGCCATTAAAGTAATCTTCTCCACCCATGTAGCTGCGAACATAAAACTCCCAGCGGCTTTCGTATTTATCATAATCGGGGTGCGTTGTATCTGCGTTCAATCTCATCAAGTCCACCTAGTCGGTTGGGGTGTGTCGTATTCTGTGCGAACAGGGAACAGGTATTCTACTAAGTAACCAAGGGCATCATTCATATGATCAAACCCATCGTCTTTGTTAGGAATACTTGTGCCTTCTTTGTATGTCTGTCGCTCCAAGCTCTTAATAGTTTGCTTGCATTTTGGGCTGACAAACAAATGCCGCTGACCATCACCCGATAGTAAACGACTGTTCACAGCGTTGATTCTATCCCTGACCAATGCGTGTGAGTTCTTCGCCTTAACGCTAAATCCTGCGTTCTGTAAGATCGACAAATCTGTGCGACCACCAGCAGAGGTTTTCCGCTGTCTTGATGCTGGGTCTGGATAAATAATTATACTGCGTCTTGGATAGCGGTTTATTATTTCCGCAACCATTTCATCAGTGTTTGATCCATACATGACAATCTCGTCAACGGCATACAGCTTCTCGCCTTTACGAATGCAGATTACGGCTGACATGGGATCAAGGTTAAAATCCATTCCAATGTGGAGTGTACCACTATCATCGCCCATATCCAATACGGACTCTTCACGGCTAAACCCGTAATAGATAAGACCGGCATAGGTTACGAACGCTGCATTATATTCCTGATTAAATGTTCTTTCATCTAGATCAGACTTTGCTTGCTCTATTTCTTGCTCTGGTACGTTGCCGCCCTCGATGGTGGTGTACTGGAATGACTCCCAATCTAACGCGCCATCTTTCCCTTTTGCCCAGAGATCGTAGAAGTGATTCCTACCCTTTGGCGTACCTATAAACAAAGCTGACCCTTGCCTATCAGATAGCGAAGCCCTGACCACCTCGTACCAAGTCTCTGGGCGCATATCCGCAAACTCGTCAAGTACAACAAAGTCCAAAGCTCTGCCGCGTAAGTTGTTTGGTTTCTCTGCACCCTTCAGGGCTATGTATGATCCGTTAATCAGCTTAATGGTCAGAGAGGTTTCGTTAGTCTTGGCTATATACTCTTGCGGGATAGTGCTGATTAGCATGTTCCAGCATATCTCTTTTGCCGCCCCATAGGTTGGAGCAACGTACCACACGTTCTTATTATCTCCAGAGATAGCGGCCCTAAGTAAAGAGGCTGTAGCCAGAAAGGTCTTGCCAAAACGCCTCCCTGCCACGACAGAAACAAATCTAGCCGCAGATAAGAATATCTCAGACTGCGGCTTTGTTAATTGCATCGGAATCTAAAATTATATTTATAGGTGGTATTTCTTTAACTGGGTCAATGTATTCATCGCCCCAAGACTCTCGATCCCTTTTCTTGAGGTAGAATATGATGGATGTAGTGTCGCCACCAATAGCTTTATCGTACAAAGCATTAGCAACCTCATGTATGCCTTCACTCCTTCCCTTTTTTATAGCCTCTGAAAACTCTGGAAACTCCTTCTGGCGCTCGTATACGGTTGCATCACTCACACCAAGGCAATGGGCTATCTGCGTGACAGTAAGCCCCTTAGAAGCCATTTCACGAGCTTTACGGCATACTAGCTCGTCAGGTATCCACTTGGGTCGCATTAAACCTCAGTACCGAATACTTCGTCGGCAGTTAGTGTTGGCTCTTCGATTTCAGAATGTTTGATTTCAGTTATCTCTTCTACTGCTTCAGTAACTGATTTACACCAGTCAGACAGCGCATCACGAACTTGATTGCGTTGCAGGTCTGTCTCCATTAGCGAATCGATAATAGCATCAAACTGGAAGAGGTGATCTTCCAATTCAAAGAATAGGCATTCATCTATACGTAAAGTTACTTGTAATGAGTCCACTTGGCACCCCGAACTGTAGTTGGTTGGGGCATTGTAGCGGGTTTTTAACGGAAATGTAAACTAATTAAGGTCTTGCGCTGCGACATACTCCCATGCTGGTGAATGAGGCGGCATTCTAAAGACTATGGGTTATGTTTTGAAATGATTGTTTTTGATGGATTACATACCACTTATGATATACCGGACTTTAGGTACTGAAATACATACTGGAATATACATTCTAAATAGCCCGTAGCGGCTCCCCAGTGGGCTAGTCTGGGTCAAAAGGTACTAAGGAGAACCTTGGCCTAAGTGATCCGTTTATGCCACCAGTGGATCAGGCTGGCAGGAGGCGCGTTATGGACGCTGGCTAAAAGATTATAACCTCATACGCTATAAAACCAAATAAAGCGAAATATACAACAGCAAAGTAAAGCCGTTTAATGGTTATTGTCTCATTTAGCCAGTCATTTAACTTAGCCCAGTGATCACTTTTCTGCGCCTTCTTAATGGCTTTGTCAGCACTTTTATGCGCCTCATCAATAAAATCTTTCAAGCTGCTCATTCCTTACCCTCTTTTTTACGCTGCTCATAGCGTTTGTTTGCGTCTCCAATCATAAGCCACGCCCCTCTAAACAAAACAGCGGCAAACAATCCAAATATAACAGATAGTATTATTTCCATTACTGCCCCCTCTCATAGCCAGCAAAAGGCTCTGGCTGGATATTGTGAACCCTATCATAAGACTCCTGCACCATATCCCTTAAGCGATCTTCAAGGTATAGATAAATATCGCCTCGCATAATATTCGATAAAATTCCCTCATCAGAGTTGTCATACAACTTTGCGATAAACCTAGCTTGATCAATAATTATTGGAGGCAATATATCATCCCACCAACTCTCTGCGTGCAAAAGAAACTGAAAACAAAGCCTGTCTTTAACATAGTCGTTACAGTCGATTATGTCCCCATCCCAACCATTGTTTACATTGGCATAGGATGAAACCATACCATCAAGGCGATCTTGAAACTTTAAAATGCTCATTAGCACACCCCCAGATTTATACAGTCGTTATAACCCATAGTTGATACGGTGACATACATAACAAATAAGAGAGCGCCTAAAGCTGCAAACTGGCGGCTCTCAGCGCGTTTCTTGCGCGCTATCTCGTTTTTAACTTGGTCGATTTTGTACGGATGGTTAATCATGCTAACACCTCCACAGTGTTGTAGCCGTAGCCGTTGTTCTCAAGATGCTCTTCAAGAACACCTATCCCTGATGCTGTCATGTGGCTTTTAATGAACTGGCTTACAGTTTCATCAGACCCGATTTCTTTTAGGTACTCTTTGATCATATTAGCGTCAACCTCTACGGCATAGCTAACGCGAACTTTTTGCATTTTAGTTTCATACATTCTAGGTTGTGACATTTTATTGCCCTTTGTTTAATTGATTGAGGTGTAACTATGCGCCCTTTCTTCCCTAAAGTAAACCC